CATTAAGGTAAGCATCCTCTTGTATAAAGCCCATCGGATTATCTGCATCTATCTTAAGATTAAGTTTATTAACTAAGATATCCACCATCTGGTTCTTCAAGTACTTAACTTGTAATGGCTGTAGTACTGGAGCCTGTAAGATTTCATCTTCAGTAAGCGGTTCGGGTACTAAGCTATCTGAGTTAAACTGCTCTTGGTCATTTGAGTCTGACATTGGGTTATTCCTTATTGTGCTGGTGTTGGTTGTGTAGGTGCTGGTTGACTAGCTGCTGGTGGTGATGGCTTATTAGCTGCAGGGTCATAGTTAAACTGTTCAGGTAAAGGTGCAGGAGGTAAGTCCTTAACATTAAGTCCTTTCTCTATAGTAAGCTGAGCTAATCCTTGCCACTGCTGCATAGCTGATTCAAAGGCTATCTGCTCAGGAGACTTCTCGAACTCAGATATCTTAGCACCTTGTGTCTTCATCATATAAGAGAAGAGCTCTGATAAATTATAGCCGCTAGCTATCTGAGGAGATGAACCTAAGACTTGAAGGGCCACACCAAACATCTCGCTATTAAGTACCTTAGATGCAGGAACTAAACCATCAGTTACCTTAAATTCAAGTACAGCCTTTCTTAGCTTAATAGGGTCTATCTCTACAAGGATATCCTTATCCCGATTAAAGATAGTAACACCTCCTTGAAACTGGAGAGTATTAAGTTTAAGTATATGCTTCATGGGTACAAATACTTGAGCCTCTAATAAGATGCTAGCTAGTTGGTCTCTGTTATTGCTATTGGCCATTACATCTTCAAACTCTTGAAGTGTACGGTTACCTTTAACAAACTGTCCCTGAGTAGCTTGATTCTGTCCTGCTACATTATTAGATAAACCTATGATAGCTTGTATCTGTTGCATACTAGATGCAGCTTGGTCTTCTCTATAAGGGAAAGCAAATACAGATTTAGATATATCTTCACCATAAGCAGCAGGGCGTACTGGTATCTTAGCGCTAGGATTAGGACTATTAATATGAGCACTAGATACACGAGAAGGGTCATATAAAGCCCTGTCGCTAATAGCTCTCTTGCGAGACGCAATGATACTATTCATATAAGCAGAAGCTAAACTCTGAAATTCAGCTCCATTCTCAGCTAAAGACTTAGTCTGATAACTTAAACCATCTTCATGTGGTTGCCCTACTAATATAGGAAGGTAACCATGAGCATTAGTCTGAAGTTCAGCGTATATAATCCATTCATGATTTACTATAATGAGCTTATATATCTGAGGTGTATTGTTATTAGGCACCCTAAGAGAGAATTCAGAAGGAAGTACTTTGCAATATAAGGTAGTAACTTCATAACCGTCTTTATAGTCTATCTTAGTAGTTCTTTGTATCTCAGATATCTGTGCCCACTTTAGCCAGTTAGTGCCTGTAGACTTATAGTCCTCTTCAGCTACATCTGGATTAATATCTGGGATATAGTAGTTTAATGCACTGGAATCCTTAGCTGCAAATACACTCCCTAAGCCAGATTCAAATGCAGGAGTAATGTTACCTATAATCTTATCAGGCAGTTCTGATATAAAAGACTTAAGCTTAATTCTAGACATAAATTCAGTATAACCTGCGAACTCTCCATCCTTATATACATCTGCTGGAGCTACTCTTGAGTCTAAGATTATATTGTACATATCTATATGCTTAAGGCTATTACCGCTCCAGATAACTTCCTTAGGTGTACCTTGTTTAAGATTCTTTTCAATGTTAGTTTCTACTGCATAAGTCACTTCTTCCTTCCAGGTAACTTCTACAGCACATAGGTTATATTTAAAACCATCACGAAAGAACTTAGTTAGATGACGTACCCAACCACCACGAATAGAGTTATCGCTTAGTATAGATTCTAATTGAAGTGCCTCATCTATAAAGGCAGCAGAAGATACTACACCAAAGATAGGAGTACCAGTAAGGAACACACTAGTTTGATGAGTTACAGCAGACTCTACCTGAGGCATTATTACAGGTACAGTCATGTTCTGAAACTTATCTGAGTTACCTGCCCGGTTAGCCCGCTTAGCTCTAAGTTGCTCTTCTGTTAAATCTACTTCTCTTTGATAGTCTCTATCTACTCTCTGTAAGCGTGCTCTCTGTTCTTGGCGGGTTATATTACCTAGGTTCTGTACGCTTCTATAGTACTGTATAAAAGCTTTCTGGGATATAGGAGTTAGAGGTACTGATGTTGCAGCTACCATTAGTTTATCCTTTTGGGTTGGTATTCAAGGTGTAGATGATTCTTTTCGAGAACTAAATCAAACCAGTCGTTTGGTATCCCCACTAAGGAGCAGTACTCGTCAATGATTTGTCTAAGTGCTACTAGCTGGAATGTTGGCCAAGGCATCTTACCAGTACGGCGACTTCTTATATCTACCGCACAACCTGCATAATGTAGACTAGTACGACTATGAGGCTCATCTAGCTCAGAGCCACTAGTAATAACTAGCTCGCTGCGCCATGTAATGTATTGTCTGTTAAGTAGCAGTAGCAAACCTGTCAGTCTTGGATGAAACTCAGTCTGTACTAAGATGTGTTTAGTTCTCATGTGGGTTCCTTTATATAAGGGGTGGTTATTGGATGTAATTAATCAGCTCTTCTTTACATTTAGTAATACAAAAGCGTCGACTTTTGAAGTGTTCTTTTTCTCCTAAACTCTTTAATGCTCTTAGATGACAGTTGTCTTTTATACGTAAAGCTTTAGGTATAAAAGAGGTATGTAAGCCCTTTGATGACTGCATAACAAACCAAACGGTAATGCCTGATTTTAATTGATTTACTCTTAATGTCTTCGCCATAATTAATGCCTATAAAAGTTAATTCTAATTTAAAAACAAGAGTTATCTTCAGGTACTTCAATTCCTTCATACTCCTGGCTTTCAATGATGCTACCTGAAGCTACAAACTCACCAAACTCCTGTACTACTCTAGGAGCATAGGTCATTAAATCTAGGATACCATCTGTATTATCTCTTTTAAGTGGATTAAACTGTGTAATCTGAAGGTGAAGTTCCAGGCGAGCACTAGTATGACAGAACAATTCACCACTAGCATAGCCTTTAAAGAACTCTAATATACGCAGATTCTTAGCCTTAGTACCGGAATATATTGGTACGCAGTGAATACCTTGGATACCTAGTTGCTTGCATGTAAAGTTAAACCAATATAATAAGGAGTACTGATAAGCATTAGCTTCTACACATATAAGACGACAGTTATGTGTAAGTGCGAATTGAAGTGCAGTCCTTATAGTATCTCCAGGACTAAATCTACCTTCCTTGACTTCCATCATTACAGGATAAGCATCATATATTTCAAAGTAGCCTATACTTACTGCATCAGCATCTACCTTATCAGTTGCAGGGTCTATTATAATAAAGTTACCGGCAGAGATATCATCATCTTCCATAGGTAAATCAGGTAGCTTAGATAGGTCAATAAGGTTATTAGCCTGTACATTCTCATCATTAAGTACTTCAGCATAGAATATATCAGGTCGTCCCATAGCTAAGTCATTCTCAAACTCAGCTGTAAGCTGGTTAATAGGTTGTAGTTCTTCCCATAAGGAAGTTCCATCTGCTAATATACCACCAGCTATGAACTTAATCCACTTGGGGTTCTTCTTTAGCTTCCTTAATAAGGAGAGCTTAGTAGGGTACATATTAGCTACAAATAAGAACATGCAGCCAGCAGGAGACTTAGCTTTCATTAAAGTACCTATCATCCAGCTCTCTAATGTATCACTCTGTACAAGGGAATCTGCGCATTCGCGAGACTGGATATCATCCATAAGGATTACATCAGGTCTCTCGTTCTTAACATTAAGGCCACGAACCTTAGTTTCAGCTCCGGCAGCAGCTATGATAATATTCCTGCCACGGAAGCCGAACTTCTTAAGTTCCTGAGTATCCTTCTCAGTTCCTAGTTTCCAATCACCAAACACTGCTATTATATTAGGCTCTTCTAGCATATCCATCACATCAGATACTATGGCTTGGGCCAATTTAGCGGTAGCTGCAACTACCAGAATGAACTTCCTATCAGTAAAGAGTATGCAGTACATAAGGAACACTTTCATAAGAGTACTCTTGCCAAAGCCACGGGGTAGTCCTAGTGCTAGCTGAGGAAAGGTACGCTTCTCATGTGCATAACCTATAAGCCAATCCCATACAGCTTTAAATACTGGTGGATAGCAATAGGTAAATACTAAGGGCATTATCATCGCAGCTAAGAAGTCTAAATCCGCCTTAGCCATAGCTTGTATTTGTTCATTGCTAGCACCAATCTCTTGGGTAGCATCTCCCTCAGGTTCTTGTACTGCTACTGTTTTATTAGTTATCGGCCCACCAAGACTTTCAAGGAGGTCATCATCTTTATATTTCATATTATTATTCCTCTAGGTGTATCTGGATACTCTCTATTTGTACTCTCCTAGTCATAAGTCTTTCAAGTACAGTACTAGCTCTAGAAATATCACTGGGTGCGTATACTACTGGGGTATATAATGGTGTGGGTTTAGGTTTACCTTCTAGCTTAGCTAAAGCGCTGGCTAGTGTAACCTTAGCTTTCTGTACCTGTGTCTGGTGCATGGGTTATTGCCTCTTGTGCTTGTGCCTCTTCTACTCTCTTTAAGAGGTTACCGGAGGGCATTGTAATTAAGTCTTGATTACCTGCCTTAACTACCTGATTGTTTGTATCTATCTGAAACTTGTTAGCTATTACATTAGGTAATACAAGAGTAACTATATTCTGCTGTGTATTAACTTGTGCAGGAGCAGATGAACCGCGTCTTTGAGCTGCATTAACTCTGGTAAGTGCGTTAACTATAGTCTCTGGTTTTATCATAAGAGGTATAGCTCTCTCTAACTTAACTAACAGTTGGTCTTCTAAGGAGTCATACTTACCATCTCTCTCATTATGTGCACTAAGAGATTTAAATCTAAGAGATGCTACCTTAGCAGAGAATGCTTCAATAGCCAGGAGCTGAGCTATTCTTCCAGGTGTGACTCCTAATGCAGCTGCTACTGCTTCAGCTTGAATTCCGCTACCCAGTAACT